AGTAATAAATTGGCACAACGCAGTGGCCGTGCAGGTGCCAGAGTGGTCTAATGGGGTGGATTGCAAATCCATTATTCGCAGGTTCAAATCCTGTCCTGCACTCAAAATATAGGAAAGTAAAATGAGAATTAGTGAATTAGTTGCGAGATTAGAAGAAATAGAACAAAATTGTAGTGGGAGTACTCGTGAAGATATATCATTATTAATTGATGATTTAATAAGACATGATTTGGAAATGGCAAAACTTTTAAAAGAAACAACAAAGGGTATGATGAATCAATTTAAAGAAGATGAAAATTTTGTAAAGTTTTTAATTGCAGAGGGAATTAAATCAGGTTCTATTGGTGAATCTTAGAGAGAGGAGTAATATGTATATGAGTAAGTTTGAAGACAATGGTGGTTACTTTATTGATGGTGTTCCTTATATGGATTGTAAAATAACAGGACAACCAGTTCGTAATGTAAGCACAGATTGTAAAGAGGTAATAGGTGATAAGGCATTATCTGCCAGAGTTTACAAAATGTTTCCTGAAACATTAGAGGTAAAACAATCTACAAAATATAAACGAACAGGAAGACCAGCAGGTTGGCATTGGATGGCTGAGTTCGTTGATAAAGATGGTAATGTATTTCATAAAGGTAAAGAACAACCAAAACTAAAAGGAACTTTACCACCTACAAAAGTTAAACCTAAAAAGAAAACTAAGAGGCGTAGTAAAGATGCAATCTTAGTTGCTAAGTATAAGGAAAAACAAAAACTCAAAAAAGAGTTAAAGAAACAACAAGATTTTCTTAATCATAAAGTATGAGGTTATAATGAATAAAAAAAAGAAGAAGGGTCAATTTGACCATTACAAAACTTTCACATTGAAAGATGGAACTAAATTCAAAGCACTGAATAAAGCAGATGCCGAACTATACAGAAAAAAGGTTGGTGAATAATGAATGGATTTATTTATCCTGTCCAAACCAAAAAGATGCAGGAAAACAATGAAGACCCAAGGGTTCAAATTAGTGAACTATTAAAAGGCCCTAAACGATTAGAGGGTGAATCGTTTGATGAGTATAAGACACGAATGAAAGTTGAGAACCAACTTACTCGTGATTATTTGAAAGGTTATCTTATTGAAAATTAAAAAACTGCTTGACATTCGTAATATAATTAGTTATATTAAGAACATATATTTTTTATGGTTATATAAAAGACATTTAAAAATGAGAATAGAAAAAAACAACTTCGGTAGAAGAGAGGAGTGGTAATGCAAACATTTTTACCTTATCCAAGTTTTACAGAATCAGCAAAAGTCTTAGACTGGCGTAGGTTAGGTAAACAACGAGTAGAGGGTATGCAAATTATTAACGCAATTAGTGGTGTCCCACGAAAAGATGGTAAACCATATAAAGGTTGGACTAATCATCCATGTAGTGTAATGTGGAAACCATACTTACCAGCACTTAAACTTTATACTAATGTTATTATTACAGAATGGATTAAGAGAGGTTACAATAACAATATGGAATATTATGATGTTCCAGGATGTCCCATAACAGACATTGATACAGATATTGAAATGCCACATTGGTTAGGTGATGATAGGATACATTCATCACATAGAGCTAATTTACTTCGTAAAGATTATGAATACTATTCACAATTTGGTTGGGAAGAGAATCCTAATGACCCATATGTATGGCATGATGTAGATGGTAAATTTTATGAACAATTAGTTGGAACAGGAGTTAGAAATTATTTATGAGAAAAGTCATAAATTGTATCAAGGATAATAATCCATTAATTAATAAAAAACTAAGAGAGGTTTCAGTTGAAGAAGGAATGGCTATTGCAACAGAACTATTTCAGATACTTAACGAAAGAAAAGACGGCATTGGGTTGGCAGCTAATCAAGTGGGAATTGATGCACAAGTGGCCGTTGTCAATGTTCTTGAACCTTTGGTTCTCATTAACCCAAAAATCATCCGAAAAGAAAACGAAGTAAAATATTATGAGGGTTGTTTAAGTTATCCAAAAAAAGGTGTTAACACTAAACGATATGAAACCATTGAGGTTACTTCAGATAATGTAGAAGGCTCAATGATATTTAGTGGTGTTGAAACTACTACTGAGGGTAAGGGTAGTTGGGAAAAAAGTGATGATAGTGATAGGAATTTGAGATTATTAGAATCAGTATGTGTTCAACATGAGATTGACCACTTGAATGGTATTATCTGTATGGATAGAAGAATTGAAACAAGTTATGTTAGAACTGAAAAAAAGATTGGTAGAAATGAATTAGTAACAATTAAAAAAGGTGATGCTGTTAAAGTATTAAAATACAAAAAGGCTCAGAACTTTTTTAATCAAGGATGGGAGATGGAATAATGGATGGATTAATACATTTTTTTAAACACTTAATTGGATTGTGTGGTGAAGCACATCCAAGTTTAATAGTGTCAGGCGGAGCTTTATTTACAGCTTTAGGAATTTACTATAAACAAATTTTAATTTACATAAAGGAGATATTTTAAGATGTTTGAATTTTTACAATATGTGTTAGGAGCATTTGTAGGAGTGTTCTTATTGTTTACATTATATGTTGCATTAGATATGTTCTATAGGGAAAATTAAATGAGTAAGAAAAAGAAATCAATATATGATTCAGGAACTACCAAAGGTAGTGCACCAAGAACATCAGATTATAAAAAGTATTCTGATAATTGGGAAAAAATATTTGGTAAGAAAAAGAAAAAAAAGAAGTAGTGAAATATATAAAATATAATACAAAGAAATATAACTTTAGAGAACAGATTCAAAAATATTATAATGTTGGATTGGAAAGTTTTCATTTGGTTGAAGATTATGAATTAAGAACACGAGAAACAGACCAACAAACAATATTCCACAAAACTTTTTATGATTCGTGGGATAAAGATAGTGAAATACAAAGAATCTATGATGAATTTATGTTAAAGGTAGTTAAACCATTGTTTAATAATGATGAGATAGTTTATCAAGCTAAACCATCATATAGAGTTCAACTCGTAAATAATCTTGGTGTTGGTGAGTTTCACAAGGATAGTAAATATCGTGAAGATAAAGAATGGGTAAAGAAAATAAAAGAAAGAAATTTCTATTTACCATTAACAGATGCAAAAGATACTTCAACAATATGGGTAGAGAGTGAACCTGATAAAGGTGATTACTCACCTATGAATAGTGAGTATGGAGATTTAGTGATGTGGGATGGTGCAAATTTAACTCATGGTAATAAACAAAACAAAACTAAATCTACGAGAGTATCTATAGATTTTAGAGTTATGAGTAAAAATAATTATATTGATACTAATGCAGTATCTATTAATACAAAGATACCTTTTAAAATAGGTGGGTATTATAAAACAATTTAATAATAAGGAGTAGGTTATGGCAAAAGTCCAAATGACAAAAAAAGAATGGTTAGATGAAATGGTATTAAGAGATACCTATGGTAGAGTATATAATCTTTCAGATGTTCCTATGACAATGATGACTCGTAGAGAATCATTTGAAAAACAAGGTGGAACAAAAGAAGATATTAATGAGTATTGGAAAGAAAATAAACATCTATATGTAAAGGAGAAATAAAGATGGCGTATTTTGAAGCACAGGTAGTATTTACAGAAGAGATACCAACAAAGAATGGAGTTCGTGAAAAGAAAACTCGTAGAAGTTTTTTAGTTGGTTGTGATTCTGTAAGTGTTGGAGAAGCAAAAGTGAATGAGGTTTTAAAAGACTCACCTTATCCATTTGAAGTTAAAGTAGTAAAAGAGTCTAAAATAGTAGAGGTAATAGAATGACATTTGAAGAAGCATGTAATTGGTTGACCGAAATAATTGTAGGTAAACCTAAAAGAGCAAGAACAAAAACTGGTAGATATCAAAAGGATAATCCAAAGACGAAAAATGTAAATGAAGCATATGTTCGTGGTAAAGCTCCAGTCAAGAAAAAAAGAAAATACACAAGGAAGAAAAAATGAAATCAAAGGCACAAATAGTATTTGATACTATTGAAACCATATTAATACTTGGGGCAGGTTGTATATTATTATATGTAATGTATCAATTCTCTCAAGGTATGGAAGCTTGGGTTGAGTTGGATAGGATGTTAAGATAATGAATGGAGTGTTTATTAGTATGAAAGATTTTCTAATAAATTTTTTAGAAAATGATTTAGGTTGGTTCTTATTAGGAATTGCACTTATATTATGGGTGTATGGTTTAGTTAGACAATTAATAACACAGGAAGGATATTGGGAATGACATTTTTACCAACATGGTGGTTTGATTTTATAGTTGTTCTTTCAGCAATAATATTGTATAAAGATTACAATGGAACATTGGAAGAGGACTTAAATAAGTTTGAAGAACGAATTGGTATAAGAACAGAATTACCACCTGATTCAACAGATAATGTTCCACCACCTTATTATATTAATCCATTTGAAGAGGAGACAAAAGATGATTCTACAAGGAATACTTAGTAGTTTAGTATTGTTCACATCATTTGCTATGAGAACACCAAATGATGCAACAATAACTAAAGATGATTATGAAGTTGCTCTTGGGTTCAAGAGTGAGAATATATATCTCAAAAGAGATTGGGAACGAGAGTTAGGACAATCTTATATTGATGATGAGATATGGTTTGAATGGGAACCAAAAAACTTTTATTTTAAACCACAATATGTTAATAAAACATCTCGTGATTTAAAGTATGGTAAGGCAGACATTCGTTATCGTGATGGTGATTACTCAATTGGATATACAGGATTCTTTTCTGATGATAAGTTTGAGAGTGGTGTATCAATGGGTGTTCAAAAGAAAAAAGAAGTTAATGACAGATTTTCTATGGAAGCAAAATGGGATGGTTATTGGTTTCGTGATGAATTAACTGGTGAGAGTAGATTTGATATGGAAGATTATGCAAAGATTAATTGGAAAATTTCCGATAAGTTGATACTTACTAATATCTTTGATTACAATGATATCAAAGGTAAAAAATATTATACATTTAAAATAGGAGTAGAGTATGACCTTAGCAGAGATTAAATCAGAGTTAGAAAAGGCATATAATGAAGAAGATTGGAATCGTATTGAAACATTAATAGATAATTTAGAGATAGCGATTCAAATTGATGGTGATGAAATATTTGAGTGGGAAGAAGACCACGATGAGATTGATTAATATGGGGCTGACTGGTATTGACAGGTATTGGAAGAGATTAAGTGCAACAGGAGTTTGGGTAAGACTCACTAAAAAAGACCCACAAACCTAATTGGCAATCAAGTCAATTTTGCTTACGCTTAGTTCGTAGGCCGTCACACCTAAGACACCGATATTAGGATTGTGGCGTCGGAATCGGTAGACCACTCACTTCAGGTTTAGAGTATAAATGAAATCTCAGTTAAACCATTCTGAGTAAAATGGGACATGGTGGGTTGTTAGTGACTACCGATTTGGAACTAACTAAGTTGTGAATGACTTGACTTGGAAGATAGACTGGACGGCGGTTCAATTCCGCCCAGCTCCACAAATGAAAAGAGGTTATAAATGATAATAGAATATATTTTGTTAGGTGTTCTTTCACCGATAATTCTAAACCTAATGCATTTATTGGTTGGAATTTATGTGGTGGTACAAAGAGGTAATGTTTATTCATTAGGATTTTCAGGAATGGGATTCTTAACAAAATCAATTGGAATGATATTCTTATTATGGTTAGGAATATCAAAATTGAATATGGATTACCAAATATTTGTACCATTACTTAGTTTCTTTTGGTTCTTTACACATATAGTTGAGGGATTTGTTATTCAACATTATATGAAACGAAATGAAAGTGAACTAATTAAAAGTTTACAAATAAAATGAATTTTAAATATATTAGGAGATATTTATATATGACTATTGTAAAAGATTTCTTTAACTTTAGGAATTATGAAATGAACAATCTGAAATTACCAATAATGATATTAATGCCATTATTGATTTTTAATACTTTTGTTTGGACGAAAATTTTTGAAAAGTATAAAGAAAATTTGTTATTAAAAACAAATGAACTTCAAGTAGAAAATGAGAGATTAAGTTCTCTTATAGAGGAGTTCAAATTAGAGGGAATGGAAGTGACGGTAACGATGTATCATCCAGTTCGTCAACAGACAGATTCTACACCGAACATTCTCGCGGATGGAACGCGAATAAGAGTCCACAAGGCAAGTGAATATAAATTTATAGCGGTCAGTAGAAATCTTCTGAAACGACATGGTGGTTTTTTAGATTATGGTGACTTCATTGTCTTAAAAGGAACTGATGGTAAGGATGGTGTTTACCAAGTTAAAGATACGATGAATAAAAGATTTGTTAATCGTATTGATATATTGGAATCCCCAGGAACCAAACCTTATAAGTTTGATAGTGCAAAAATAGTAAAGACAAATTTAGTATTGAATAATTAATGAATAAACAAAAATGGTTTTATGAAAAGTCTAACATTGCGAGTAAAGACAATCCAATTAATATAACCTACGATGAATTACTACATAAGAGTGATTCAGAAGTAGAGAAATGGATTGATGATTTACGAACATATGTTATTACCCAATGGGATGAGAATGGTCAACCACCAGTTATTGGTCAGAATGAGAATGAGATAATCAGTAATTGGAAAAAATTATTTGGGTATGATGTTGAGAGTTTCTTTGATGAAAAAACAAAAGTAGTTAAGAACTTTAATAAGTATGCAAGTGGAGTAAATCAATTCTTTCCAACAATGTTAAAGACAAAGATTTCTACAGGTGTAAGTAGTGATGGAGCTACTTCAATATACGACCACTTTAAAGATGATGAGTTAAGAGAAACATTCAAGAAAGCAATGTTGAGGTCTTTATTTAAAGACTCAATGTATACTTTTAGTTTGAGTGTTAAGGTAAAAGAAATGGGTATGAGTAATGTATCTGATTTCTTAAAACAAACTAATCAAGACCAAACTTATGGTATTATGGTTGTGAGACAAAGTGATACTGAACCAGTAGATATAAATTCTCAATATCTTATATTGAAAAAAAGTGAAGTGGAAATGTATTTATCTACAGGATGTTTAACAGAACAAAACCTTAGAACAATTGGTGATGAATTAAAAGATAGTTATGAGTTAAAGAATGGTGATAAAAGATATTATCATTATTATATTAGAAAGTATAAAAGAAAACAAAGAATTTTTCCAAGTGCTCTTCAAGTATTTAGATTAGGACTTGGACAACCAGCAGTAAATTTTCCACCCTTGACCGCGAAGTTCTTGTATGAACATTTTACAAAACATATCAAGGACTTAAATTTAATAATAAGCGATCCGTCAAGCGGTTGGGGTGGGAGAATTTTAGGTGCTATGTGTAGTGATAGGAATATACATTATGTTGGTATTGACCCAAACCCTGATAACGAGGGTAGATATGAGGCAGTAGCAGATTACTATAATGAACATTGTTTTAATCCTAATCCTTTTTGGGGTAAGGCAAAACCTAACACATACGAAATATTTAGAGAGGGTAGTGAAGAAGTTGGGAACAATCCTGAGTTTCAGAAGTATAAGGGTAAGTTAGATATGGTTTTTACTTCCCCACCTTATTTCAATAGAGAACAATACTCTCAAGATGAAAATCAAAGTTTTAAAAAGTTCGGTGCATATGATGATTGGAGAGATAACTTTTTGAAACCAACCTTAACAACAATGTATACATATTTAAAACCTGATAGATATTTGTGTTGGAACATTGCAGATATCAAAGTAGGTAGTGATAAATACATTCCATTAGAACAAGATAGTATAGATATCGTGGAAAGTCTTGGTGGTGAATATCAAGGTATTTACAAGATGTTGATGACGAGAATGGTTGGAATAGATGCATCCAATGTAAAGAATTCAGTAATGATAAAATCACATCCACTTAGTCGTGGTGGTGATTACTTTAAGTTTGAACCAATATTGATATTTTATAAACCAAAGGAGTGACGGAGATGAAATTTAGAGATTACGATGTAGAGATACCAAAACCATATCATAATGGTAAACAATGGATTTATGATGATACACCAACATATCAGAATTTATTAGATTGTTTTTTAGAAACACAAAGACCAGAGGGTGAGAAGAAAATTCGTGAACAATATGGTAACACGAGATTACGAGACCCATTTAGAAAAATAAATAAAATGGACTTACAATTAGCATTTGACCATGTAGAGGGTCGCGAGGGTCATGCATATGAAGTAGATTGGGTTGAGAATAACGATGGTAAAATCGTTGCATGTATTTTATATTATAATATGAAGAACATGAAAACACAATTTAAAAAAATTAAATCCTTTACAGGAGCAGAATATAAATTGAATTGTAAAACCGATGCATATATTCGTGAGATTGCATGTTATCCTGGTAATGAACAACACTTATATGACTTGATAAAAAGACATGAATCAGAGGGTGGTGGTTTCTTTGATGAGGGAACAACCGTAGTTGAGTGTGATATGCAAAACAGAAGAATGGTTGGTATATTAAGAGACTTAGGTTATGAAAGAAGAGATAACTTGATTACGAGTTTTGCAGATATGTATGGTTATTGGTTCAAAGGAGAACACACAGGTGAACTTGCGAAATCACAAGAAATATCACTACAGAGATTAGACTTAGATGTTCAAGATACAGACCCATTAATGGAACAAATCTTTGCACTACAAGAAGACTTTGCTAACCACTATAGTAATTACAACAAAGGTAATTCATGGAGTGGTATTGTGGTTCGTGGTTATGGTGGTAAAGAAGACTTTATTATCAAACCTGCAGAGATGAATCAAAAGTGGAGAAAAGAAAATTCAGAAAAGTTAGAGTGGAAAGTAGAAGATACACCACTTAGAGAAAGACTTACTGAAGTAGAGAAGTTTGCTAAACTCTTACCATTTGAACATGAAAGAATTCGTATCTTGAAATTAAGTCAAGGTGAGGGTGAACTTGAAAGACATACTGATAGACAAGATGTAGAGGCTGGTATTAGTGATGGACAATGGGCAAGACTACACTTTCCATTAAAGACAAATCCAAAGGTTGAGTTTACTCAATGGAATTGTGATGGTAGTGTTACTAAATCAAAAATGGGTAAAGGTGAATTGTGGTATTTAGATATGAGAAAACCACATACTGCTATTAACTTTGGTGAAGAGGATAGATATCATTTAATTATAGATGTTAAATCAGGACCAGAGTTAAGAAAATGGTTAGTGGATAGTAGTTACAAATATCCAAGTGACAAACAATCAGATTGGTATGTTGATTAAAAAAAATAAAAAAAAGCTTGACAACAGCGGTAAAAATGTTGTATATTAATAACAATTAAATTGGGAAAATACAAAGGTTACAGAATATGAATTTAACAGAACAACAACTATTAGACAATTATACTAAGTTGAGAAACATTGTGAATGAAACATTCACAGGTGAACGACTTGATAATTTAAATAAGATGTATGATTTCTTTGAAGACAGAATCATTGTTGCACCTGCAAGTGGTAAACCAAATTATCACTATGCATTTGCAGGTGGTTATGTTCTTCATGTGTTACACTTAGTGGACACTGCAAGGAAGTTAACAAAAGTATATGAATCTATCGGTGCAGTCATTGACTATACTGATGAGGAATTAGTTTTTTGTGCATTACATCATGATTTAGGTAAAGTCGGTGACTTAGAACATGAGTATTACTTGGTTCAAGAAGATGATTGGAGACGAAAGAAACTCAACGAGTGGTTTACACAGAATCCTGAAATGCAGTTTATGGGTGTTACAGATAGAGCATTATATCTATTACAACACTTTGATGTTAAAGTAACTCAATTAGAGTGGTTAGCAATTAAAGTTAGTGATGGTATGTATGATGATGCAAATGTTCAATATTTAAAAACATTTAAACCTGAACATAGTTTTCATTCAAGTTTACCTTATCTTATCCATTGGGCTGACCATATGGCAACAAGAGCAGAGTATACTGAATGGAAATATTCAGAAAAGAAATCTACTGAAAAAGTAAATAAATCAGTTAAGAATATTAAACAATCGGTAAACAAACAGATAAAAGAGAAAGTTGAAGCACAACCAACTTCATCAGCAAAGGATTTATTTGATGAGTTATTCGGAGAAAAGTAGTATCTATAATGAAGATTGTCTCATAACTTTAGGTAGGGATTTAGAATACGATTATGTATTCTTTTCCCCACCTGAGTATCATGAGATGAACTTAGAACCAATTAAAGATGATGATAAGTATTTTGGTTGGATGGAAGAAATTTATAGTAAGTTTAATCCAAGAAAAAATGTTGTGTCAATTGTAGTAACAGATAGAAGATTTAAAAGAAAAACAATACCAAAACATCAGTATATTACAGACATTATGAAAAATTTAGGTTATGATTTATTGAATCAAAAGATATGGGAAAAGTCAAGAGAGATAAATATGTTTAGATATAATTATGCCTTTGTTATGTCTTATGCACGAAAGAGTTTTAAATCTAAAAATACAAAATTATTTAAATATGATACTTGGTATCATCCACACCATTCATATAAAGGATATTCATATAATATGCCACAAGAAGTTGCGGAAAGATGTATAGAGAATTATACTGAAGAGGGTGATATTGTGTATGACCCATTTATGGGAATTGGAACTACTGCACTTGCATGTAATAATTTAAATCGTAAATATTTGGGTTCCGAAATAGATAGTCAAACATTTGAAATGGGTATGAATAGAATTAATCAATCAACAATAGGGAGTATAGAGAAATGGTCTTAGAGATAATTTTTGGATGTCTTGCAGTTACATTTGGATATACAAGTTTCAATCTTTTTAGAAAAGTAGAACGATTAGAAGCTTGGGTTGAAGAATATGCAGACAGAGTGATACAGACTAAGACTACACTTGACCAATTAGATTCAGAGGGTAAATTTGAAGCCGATGATGAAATAGGTGTAGTATTTGAGGGTATCAAAGAAACAATAAATGAATTAAACACTATAACAGAAAAGGAAATATAATGCCAAGAAAAGCTAAAAAAGGTTCAACAAGATATTATTTTACAGATTCAACTGAACAGGCAGTAATCAGACATAATAAAGAAACTCGTCCACATATGAGGGAACGAATTTATAATGAACACATTAGAGTTCCATTTGAGAAGTTGGCAGAAAATATAATTCATACATTTAAGTTTTATTACTTTGATGTTCCATCTGAAGATGTTAAACATGAGGTAGTGAGTTTCTTATATATGAACATGCATAAGTTTACCGAGGGTAAGGGTAAGGCTTTCTCATACTTTAGTATTGTTGCAAAGAATTACTTAATTCTACATAACAACAATAACTACAAGAAGATGAAGATGCATGATGGTGAAGAAGTTACTGATTACAAACGAGACCCTGTTCGTGAATCAGATATCCTTGATATGAAGAGTGCAAAGAAAGAGTATCTTGATTTGTTTGTTGAGTATTGGACAAATAACTTAACTACCGTATTTAAAAGAAAACAAGATATTGATGTTGCAAATTCTGTTGTTTATCTTTTTGAAACTCGTGAAAATATAGAGAACTTTAATAAGAAGGCATTGTATATTTTAATTCGTGAGATGACAGGAAGTAATACACAACATATTACTCGTGTGGTTAATGTGATGAAAAAACATCATGTAAATTTACAAAAAAATTATCTCGCTACTGGTTCAGTTGAGACAAGATATACAGGTAGTTGGAATAATCTATAATAGTATGTCTAATGAAGTTAAATCTCAATCTGGTAGACTTGAACAAGTATTCGTAATTCCACCTATTAGTATTCTTGATGTAAAATCTCTTAGGTGGAAAAAACGAAAAAAGTTATGGAAAAATCTTGGTATAGAAAGTGAATTAGGTAGAGGAGAAAATCTTTTAAGTCTTAGTGATTTGATGAAACGAATGAGACAAAATAGTACTTCTGTATTTGACCCTGTTTTATGTGAATGTATGTATAGATGGTTTACAAAAGAAGATGATAAAATTTTAGATTGTTTTGCAGGTGGTTCAGTTAGAGGAATTGTTGCAAGTAAATTAAAAAGAAATTATACTGGTATTGATTTATCTAAAAATCAAATAGA